GTTCTTGCGAAGTATCGTTTCTGTTTCTTTTATTTCTTTCATATTAGCAAGCTCTGCATCAGAAACCACACCATCGCCATCTAAGTCGTATTCATTATATTTGCTTGATGTTTGTAATTTTTTCTGTTTTGTTTTCATTTATTTTTAACCGCACTGTTCAAAGAATCAATAATATCATCAATATTGGGCTCTTTTTGCCACGGATTGTAAACGCATTTAAATTTGCGTGGACACCAACTTTCTATCATCATCTCGTATGTTTTATTGCCTCCTATATAAATACACGCCATCATACCACTTTTAGATTTAATTCTTTTGGCAAGTCTGCAAGTCGTATATTTTTTTTTTTAATTTTACCCTGATGTATTTTTTGTTGTCTAGTATAATCCTTTGGTTTGTAAATATAACCTTCTGTCATATGTAAATAATTTTCTGCTCTTGATTCTTTAATCCATATACTTGCAACTAAAACAGCAAACCCACCCACAATACTTACAACTATTAGCCAAGCAATACCCTCACCTATTTGTCTTCGAAGTTGTTGTTGTTTGTAAACTGTTTCTTGACGTTGTTTTCTTATCTGACCTTCCATTTTAAGCAAATCATCATAAGCTTGTGGACCATACGTCATGTTCAAAAACATCTTGAGTTCATATCTTTGTTCTTCAAGTTTCTTCTTGGCTGCATAAGCAGCGAGAGCTGCTTCCTCAATTGATCCAGCTTTAAACAACTTGCCAAACAGGGGAGGATTCTTAGCTTGTTTTTCAGCGTTGTCAACATCTGACACAGCTCCCATCCATCTACCGATATCTCCTGACATTTGCTCAATATCTCGACCTACCGAAAATCCTTTTTTTATCGCATCAAATGCTTTTGATGCAACCCCAACGGCCAATGATATTGTTGCTGGATCTATCGCATAACTCCATTAAAATATGCCCTGAAACCTCTGTGGTTTGGCTATAGGTGAAAACTTTTTGATCATACCACCACTACTCTTTCTTTGTGGCTTTTTTGGACTTTTTTTTCGGCTTGTTGATTTTGGCTTTGATTTGCCCGCTTTCGACAACGCTATCGCTACTGCTTGTTTCTGCGGATACTTCTCTTTCCTCAACTTGCGTATGTTCTTGCTGATTGTCTTTTGGCTCGACCCTTTCTTCAACGGCATTTACAACTCCTTCTTTTGCAAGTCTTCTTTGTCTTTTCTTTTGTTTTTCAACTTCCCAAATTTTTTCTCTTATTGAACTAACCATAATTTATCCTTTCATAGCTTTCATTGCAGCAATATCTCTAGTTGTT